AAAGGGAAAGAGGGGGGGGGCAACGCTTTGGTGGCTGCCCCCGCCCCTGTGAACTTTTATGCATCAAAACCCTGCGGCAGAACCGCCGTTTTCTTACGCCACCCCGGCTAAGGCCGGGGCTTTTTATTTATTCGGTTGCGCCCATCGGCGCGCGGCATGCCGCGCTTTCACACGCTCGTTTTGGGGTTCTGCTTTGCCTGCGTGCCGGTGGCGGCGGGCTGCTGCGGCGTTTGCGGCGCCGTGTAGCCGGGCTGCGCCGCGCCGCACACGGTGCACACACCGTTCTGGTACGTGTGGCCCGTTGCCAGCACCACCGTGCCGGCATAGCCGATCTCCTGCCGGGCCCCGCTGTCGGCAAAGTATTTGCCGCAGGCCTCGCACTTCCAATATGCAATGTTGCCGTTTGCCGTGCAGGTGGCGGGGCTTGCCTCCACCGCCGTCAGGTTGTGCGTGCCGGTGGCCTGCGCGCCGGGCGCCACGGCGGCCCCGTTCACGGTGATGGCTGCGCCCGTGGCGTTCACCAGCGTGGCGGTGCCCGTTGCCGCAATGTCGCCCGTTGCTTTCAGCACGGCCACGGCCACGGCCCCGCTGTTTTGCGCCGCGGCCAGCGTGGCGTATTTTGTGCCGCCCGCAACGGCCTCGGCGTCTGGCATCATGTCAAAGCTGCCCACATGGTCGTTTGTCACTGTCTGCCAGGCGCCGCCCTTTGCAGCCGTGAACAGGCCTTTTGCCGCGCCGTCCACAGCCTCGCTGCACGCGGCGGAATCTGTGATGTGCAGCACGCCTTGCCCGCTGGCGCCCACCGCGGGCAGCCCGTTCAGCGTGCCGCCTGTTACCACCAGCTCGCCCCAGGATGTGTTGGGCGAAAGCGTGTGCACGTCTTTCAGGCCGTTTTCATGCGCGTCCTGGCTGCTTGCCGTCAGGTTCAGCACCGCCCAGACCGCCGGCCCGTTCGCCACGGTGCCCAGCAGCCGGCCCGGCATGCTGCCCGTCACCTGCGCCGTGCCGCCCGTGCACGCGTTCACCACGGTGGTGCCCACGGCCCCCGCCACGCCGCCTGCCGCGCCCGCGGGCGCCGAAACCGCGCCCGTGTTGGCGCACGCGTTCAAAAGGCCGCCCTGCATGCCGCCCGCAATGCCGCCCGCCGCGCCGGCAGACGCCTGCACGTCGCCGGCGTTCCGGCAGCCGTTCAGGCTCCATTCATCCGTGCAGATGCCCACGATGCCGCCCGCGTTGGCGGTGCCCGTAACGGCGCCGGTGTTTTCGCACCCCGTCAGAACCGACACGCCCTGCGAGGCATAGCCCACGATGCCGCCGGCATATTTGGTGCTGGCGTCGCCAATGGCGCCGGTGTTTTCACAGTTTTCCAGCACGGCGCCCTTGTTGCCGTAGCCCAAAATGCCCGCCGCGCCCGCGTTGCCGCCCGTGACGGCGCCGCGGTTCACACAGCGCGAAACGTTCAGCACCGTGCCGGCATTGTTGTTGATGCCCACAATGCCGCCCGCCTTTTCGGTGGTGGTGATGGTGCCCGTGTTTTCGCAGCCTATCACATAAATGGCGCCCTGGCCGTACGCGCGGCCCACAATGCCGCCCGCCGCCGCGCCGCTTACGCCGGCCGCATTGGTGCAGTTTTCAATGCTGGTGGTGCTGTTCGCGTCGCCCGTCACAATGGCCACGATGCCCGCGGCCGCGTCCGGCGCGTTTGCCACATTGCCGGAGGCGATGTTCACGTTTCTGATCACGGCGTTTTGCACCGCGCCGAACAGCCCCGCGCCATGCTGGTCCAGATCCATGCTGACGGAAAGGTTCAAAATGCTGTGGCCCTGCCCGTCGAACGTGCCGGTGAAATAGTGGTCGTTCGCGCCGGGCGTGCCGCGCGTGCCCATGCCGATGGGCGTCCATTCATGGCCGCCAAGGTCCATATCCGCGCCCAGCGCCACAGTTTTGTTCGCAAAATCTGTGCCGCTGTTCACAAGCGCCGCCAGCCCCGCCAGCTGCGCCGGGGTGGAAAGCACATATTCCGCCTTCGCCGCGTCATACCACGCGGTGTCCGCCGCCTGGCCGTCCCACGCGGCGGGCGCGGCCCATGCCGGCACCGCGCACGCCGCCAGCGCCGCAGCCAGCAGCACGCACACAAACTTCCTCCATGGTTTCATGTCGTTCTCTCCTTATCCTGCCGCCCCCCGCACGGCGCACGGCAAACACCGGTTTCAGCGCACGCGCCGAAAAGCCGAAAGGGGCCCCTTTCGCCGCGCAAACTGCCCGCGCGGCGTTTTCTGTTTCGATAGTACCACATTTTTCACAAAATTTCCAACTCTTTTTGCGTTGAACTGTCAGCTTTCCGCCTGTGCCCCGCCAAATGTGCCGCGTATGGCCGCAAACCCGTATCGTTTTCCCCCTTTGCTTTGCCAAAAGCCACGGCACAAGGGCCCGTGTGCCAAAGGCACAATGGCAGAAAAAGCGGCCTCCGAAGCAGGCCGCCCTTGCGCGGGGGCTGCCTGAACCCGCCTTGCCGGCCGCAAGGGGCGCTTTCTGCGGCGCGCCCTGCACATACATCAAAATGGCCCTGTTTCAGGCGGTTGCCGCTATGCCCCCCAATTTGCATAAAAAACAGAAAAGCCCCCTCAAAGCCTTCCCGGCTCAGAAAGCCGTTTTGAAAAGGGTTCTGCGCCAACATTCTTGCGGCATCAGGCGCCGTTTTCCTGTGCCAGCGCACCCATGGGTGCAGAAAAGCCCCTGGGCAAAAGGCGTAACGAAAAAAGCCGGCTATTGGCACAAAGCGCAAAGGTGCAAAAAGCCCCGGCTGTTCAAAAGCCGGGGCCCGTTTGCCCAGTTTGATTTCCATGGCGCATGCCGCGCTTTCACGCGCCCGCTTCGGGGCTTTGCCCCTGCGCAGTATTTGCGTGGGCCGCCTCCCACGCGGCCAGCCAGCGCTCCACCCGTTTGCGCCAGGCCTCGCCCGTGGCGCCCAGCTCGTCGGCCACGGCCTCCCAGGGCATGCCCTCCAGGCAGGCAAGCTGCACGGCACAGCGCAGCGCCGCGTCCTCAATGCCCTCAATGGCCTGCAGGGCGTCGGCGTAGTCCTGCTCGTACTGGGCGTTTTTCTGTTCCAGCGCGCGGGCCATGCGGCGCACCTCGGCGCGCTTTCGGGCCCGCGCCGCCGGGCCGTCTGCCGCGCACACGCCGCGCACCGTCACCGTGCCCAGCGCATACGGCGCGCTGCGGCCCGAGGCCTGCACCGTGTCTGTCACCACCTGCGGCGCGCGCAAAAGGCTCTCTTCCAGGCGGTGCATGCGCCGCACGCGCGCGTCAATGTCTGCCGGCACGGCCCACAGCCGCCGGAATTCCCGTTTTGTCATGGCTTTGCCTCCTTTTTTGTGTTGCGGCCGCGCTTGCGTTCCGCCCGGGCCCCGGCGCGCCGCGGCGGGGCCGCTTCCCGGCGGAAGGCGGCCTTTGCCCTGCCGGAAAATGCCGGGCGCGGCAGGCGCTTTCCCGTGCGCCCCGCCGCCTAGCGCCCGGGGACGGGCTGCCCCTGCGGCCCCTGCGCGTTCAGGCACCGGGGCTGCGTGCACAGCCCCGTGGCGCGGCAGCCCCACACACAGCCGCGGCACACGGGCCGCACGGGCGGGCGCGCGCTGCACACAAGCGCAATCAGCCTGCGGCGGCGGCGCTCGTTCTCGCGCAAAAGCGTGCGGCTGGCCACCAGCCTGCGCGCCGCGGCCAGCGCAATGCCGTGGCGCGCCGCCACGGTGTACAGGCTGTCGCCCGTCCGGTATTCGTCCACGGCGTCCAGCTTTTCCTGCAGGGGCATGCGGCGCGTGCCGTGCGCCGGCTGCAATGGCGCCGGGCCGGGCGCGGCCTCTGGCCCGGCAAGGGGGCGGGCCTTTGCGCCGCACGCCCCCTTGCCGCCTGCGCCCGCTTGTGTTCGGGCAGGCGCGCCTTTTTGCGCGGCGCCTGCCTCTTTGTGCGCGGGGCGCAAAACGCCGGGCGCGCCCTGCGGCGCGGCGCTGGCCCCCAGGGCGGCGGCCAGCGGCGCCGTGTACGGCACCTGCAGGGTAACAAACATCTCCATCATTTGCCTCTCCTCCTGTTTCAAACGGCGGGCCGCTGTTTGGCAAACGGCCCGGCCGGAAAATGTGCCCGCGCCCGCCCTGCGCGCGGGGCATGCGGGCCAGGGCCCGCCGGGCAAAGCGCCCTGCCGGTGGGCGCGGGCCGCAGGGCAGCGCCCCTTAGCCCCCCACGGGCCAAAAGCGGTGAAACTGCGGCTGCCAGGCAAAGTGCAGCTCGCACACAACGCCCTCGCGCCATTTCAGCACGCTTACCCGCACGTCCCGGCGGCCTTGGCCCGAAACGGCGCCCTCGCCCTGCGGCTCCAGCGCCAGCACGCCGTCGGCGTCCTGCTCGATGGTGGCGCTGCCGAACATATCCCGCAGGCCCATGCGCCGCCCCTCGCTTTCGCGCGCGGCCTGCACCAGCTCCACCACCGCCACGCTGCGGCGCATGGCAAACTCTTTCAGCGCCCGCGTCAGCCCGGCCAGCTCTTCGCTGCGCTTGGGCCGCGCGCGCGTTTTCATCAGGCCAATGTGGTCTAAAAATATCACGTCCGGCCTGTGGCGGGCGGCGGCCTGTTCCAGCCGCTGCATGTCCACGGCGGCGGCATCGTCCACGGTGAGGCGCAGCTCGTCAAAGCGCGCCGCCACCTGCTGTGCGGCCCCGGCCTGGGCGGGCGAAAGCGTGCCGTCGCGCAGGGCGTCCGCCGGGATGCTGCACACCCGCGAAAGCGCGCGGCGCGCAAGCTGTGTGCCCGTCATCTCCATGCTGAAATAGCACACGCTCCACCTGGCCGCCAGCATCACGGCCATTTGCAGGGCAAAATCTGTTTTGCCCCGCCCGGGCCGCGCGGCAATTACATACACGCCCTTTTTTGCAAGGCCGCCCGTGGCGCGGTTGAAGGCGTGCCAGCCCGGCACCTGCATGGCCTGCCCGGCGCCGCCCTGCCCCGCCAGCGCCGCCGCGGCGCACTGGGCAAAGCTGGCTGCGGCGCCGGGGCCCGCCTCGCCCAAAAGCTCGTCCTGCCGGCGCACCAAAGCGCGCATGGCCTCGGTGATGCCGTCGGCGTCCTGCCCGCCTGTGGCAAGGCCCAGCGCGGCGGCCTTCAGCGTGCGCTCGCGCTAGGCCCGGCGCACAATGGCCACATAGCTGCCCAGCTGCTGCGCGCTGCCCGTGCACTCGGCGCACTGCATCACCAGCTCGTTATACCGCGGCCCCAGCGCCCCGGCCACGGCCGCGCCGTCCCACGCGCGCCCTTCGGCATGCATGCGCTGGATGCAGCGAAAAATATCCGCCAGCGGCTGCGCCTCAAACATCCCGGCCCGCAGCAGGCCCAGCGCCTCGCCCGCCTGCTGGGGGTACAGCAGCATCAGGCCAATGGCCGCCATCTCTGCCATGTTGTGCGGTGCGCTCATGCCGTTCCCTCCGTCTGTGTTTCCGGCCGCCGGGCGGCCTGCTGCCCGGCCGCGCCGCCAGCCGGGCGGGGTGCGGCCCTGCGTTCCGCCTGCGGGGCGGCTGTGCCACCCTGCCCGGCCGCCGGTTTTGCCCGGGCGCGGGGGGCTTTGGGCCATGGCGGGGCGGCTGCATGTTCCCGCGGCGGGCCGCTTGCCCCGGCCTGCGCCGGGGCCGGCTGTGCGGCCCCGCGTTCCGCCTGCGGGGCGGCTGTGCCGTCATGCGCCTGCCCGCACCGGGCGGCCTCGTGTTCCGCCTGCGGCGGGCGCTGGCCCGGCGCTTTGGGCCGCCAGCGCCGCCTTGCCCGGCGCCCCGCTGCCTGGGCGCCGGGCGGGGCCTGGGCGCAGAAAAGCTGTTCCAGGCTTAGGCCGTCATACCCCGCCGCGCTTTGCGGCGGCGGGCAGAAGGGTTGTTGTTCTTTGTTCCATTGTTGCCCTTTGTTTGCCCTCAGTTTGCCCTGCGCGCCCTGCGACATGGCCGGAAAATGGCCTGGCGCCGCCGTTTGCGGGCCCTCTTCCACCTTGCCCCACCAGCCCTGGTAAAGCCCGTAGTTGCACACGGTGTACACGGTGTAGCGCGTGTGCGGCTCGCACGCAATTTCGCCGCTTTCGGCCAGGCGCTGCAACGCCAGGCGCACGCACTTGGGCGTCATGTTCAGCTCTTCGGCCAGCTTTGCCACGCTGGCCACGCGCTGGCCGCGCCGTATCTTCAGGCCGCGCCAGTGCTGGGGGCGGTAGTTCACCGTCAGCAGCAAATGGATGAACAGCCGCGCGGTGTTGCCGTCGCCATACCATTCCCAGCGCAGCATGCTGCGGTGCAGCAATATAAAGCCCTCGTTCAGCATCCGCCCGCCTCCTCTTCCAGCTGCCCCGGCCAGCCGGCCTCGCGCACGGCCACACAGCGCCCACAGCCCAGCACAAAATCGCACCCGTGCGCCGTGTACAGCGGCACCTCGCCGGGCCCGCCCGCGCCCAGCGCGCCCATGCACACCGGGCACACGGGCAAAAAGGGGGTGTGCCTGTCCACATCCCGCGCGCAGCCCAGGCATGCGCCCGTGCCGCGGCGAACATACAGGGGGCTTCCGCCCGCCAGCGCGCGGCCGCATTCCGGGCACAGCACGGCCTCCTGCCCGGGCCATCCCTCGCGCATGCGCCGCGTGCGCGCCGCCCAAATGCGCATGGCCGCGCGCGCCGTGCGCCGGGCCGCCTGTCTGGCATCCTCTTTGCGCCCGAAATTCGCTGCGCTCGTTTCGGGGCCCGCGCTCGCAGCCCCGGCCCTTGCCGGGTTTGCACCCGTCATTTCGCTTTCGGCGAAACCGGGCTGGCCGGTCACACGCTGCGCGTGTGCTGCTTCGCGCCCGAAATTCGCTGCGCTCGTTTCGGGGCCCACGCTCGCAGCCCCGGCCCTTGTGCGGCTTACGCCGCCCATTTCGCCTTTGGCGAAACCGGGCAAGCCGGTCACACGCGTTGCGTGTGCTGCTTCGCGCCCGAAATTCGCTGCGCTCATTCCGGGGCCCACGCTCGCAGCCCCGGCCCTTGTGCGGCTCGCGCCGCCCATTTCGTTTGCCGCAAAAACGGCCTGCCGGGCTTCCCCTGTTCCCGCCATGGGGCCCTTTTCCCGGCCTGCGGCCAGGGCCGCCCCCGTTTCGCCTGCGGCCGGGCCAGGCTGCTGTGCCATGCGCCCCGCGCCGCCCGCCCCCTTGCCCTGAAGTAAGGGTTTGCCTGCCATGCCTTGCGTCATGTGCTTCCTCCTGTCTCTTGAAAAACATCCATTCGGTGACTAAAAAGGGAAGAAAAAAAGCGTATCCGCCCCAAGGGCCTCACAGCCGCCCTCTTGCGGGGCGGGCGGCCCCGGGCACGCCCATACAAAACCGCGCGGCGCCGCACGCACACCGGCGCGCCGCCGCGGGCGTCAAAATCCCATAAACCGGACAGAAAAGCTGTTATTCTATACGCATATGCACAGGCCTCACCGGCCCGGCGGCCTGCACGCCCCGGGCGCCTGCCCCTTGCCGCTGCCTGGCTGCATGTTTCTCACATCCTCTCTTTCGTCACCCACTTGGTGACAATTTCAGTTTACCATGATTTTCCTCCATGTCAATCATTTGGTGACTATTTTTTGAAAATTTTCTTTTTTGTGTTGCATTTGGTGACGAAATGTGTTTCAATGGAAGCCAAAGGGGCGGCCGCGCCCCAATGGGCTTTTCCCATGCCCCCCGCACACGCCCGTGCCCCATCTGCGGCGTACGGCCCGGCCTGCGCGCCCGCGGCCGCTTTCCCCCTGCGTGCAGCCTGGTACACCGCCCCCCGCACCGGCGGGCTTCCCCCCTTCGCGCGCGGCTTTGGCCGCCGCTGCCGCCCGCGGGCGGCGCCCGATTTGGAAAGGAGACATTGCAATGGAACGCACCTTTGGCCAAAACCTGCGTGCTTTGCGCACCGAGCGCGGCCTTTCGCAGGAAGAGCTTGCCGCCCAGCTGGGCACCACCAAGCAGGTGGTAAGCCGCTATGAAAACGGCCAGCGCACCCCCAAGGTGACGGTGGTGGAAGCGTTTGCCCGCCGCCTGGGCGTGCCGCTTGCGGCCCTGCTGGGCGAGGCGGCCGCGCAAAGCGGGGCGCTGCGCGTGCCCGTGCTGGGGTATGTGCGCGCGGGCATTCCCCTGACGGCCGTGGAGGACGTGCTGGACTATGAGGAAGTGCCCCCCTCGCTGGCGCACCTGGGCGAACTGTTTGCCCTGAAAATAAAGGGCGACAGCATGGAGCCGCGCATGCTGGAGGGCGACGTGGTTATCTGCCGCCAAACGCCGGATGTGGAAAGCGGCGCCACCGCGGTGGTGCTGGTGAACGGCGACGAGGCCACGGTGAAAAAGCTGATGAAGCACAAAAACGGCATTTCGCTGGTGGCAAACAACCCCGCCTACCCGCCCATGTTTTACACGTTTGAGGAATGTGAAAGCCTGCCCGTGCGCGTGGTGGGCCAGGTGATAGAGCTGCGCGCCAAAGCGTTCTAGCCGCCGGCCGCGCGCAAAAAAAGCGCCCCGCCGGGCGCACAGGAGGACGCATGAAACACACTTTGAACATTGCGCTGCTGCAGCTGGCCCCCTGCGGCACCCTGCAGGAAAACCTGCGCAAGGGCGCGGCCGCCTGCCGCAGGGCCAAGGACCTTGGGGCAGACCTTGCGCTGTTTCCGGAAATGTGGAGCAACGGCTACGCCATCACCGCGCGCCCCGCGGCCCGGTGGCTGGCGCAGGCCGTGCCCGCGGGCGGCCCGTTTGTGCAAAGCTTTGCCGCCCTGGCAGGGCAGCTTCAAATGGCCATTGCCGTCACCTTTCTGGAACAGTGCGCGCACGGCGCGCGCAACACGCTGGCCCTGTTTGACCGCTTTGGCGCGCAAAGGCTGCTGTATGCCAAGGTGCACACCTGCGATTTTGGCGCGGAAAGGGCCCTTGCGCGCGGCAGCGGGTTTTTCACCGCCGCGCTGGACACCGCCTGCGGCCCCGTGCAGGTGGGCGCCATGATTTGTTATGACCGGGAATTTCCCGAAAGTGCAAGGCTGCTGATGCTGCAGGGGGCCGAGCTGATTCTGGTGCCCAACGCCTGCCCCATGGGCGTCAACCGCCTGGCCCAGCTGCGCGCCCGCGCGTTTGAAAACATGCTGGCCGTGGCCACCTGCAACTACCCCGCCGGTGTGCCCGATTGCAACGGCTGCTCCACCGTGTTTGACGGCGTGGCCTATGCGCCGCCCGGCTTTGAGGCGCCCGGCGAAGAGGACGCCGCGGGCGAGCGGGATATGTGCATTCTGCGCGCGGGCGGCGAAGAGGGCGTTTACCTTGCCCGGCTGAACCTTGCGCGCCTGCGCGCCTACCGCGAAAGCGAGGTGCACGGCAACGCCTACCGCCGCCCGCAGCTTTATGCCCCGCTGGCCGAAACGGCCGTGCGCCCGCCCTTTGTGCGGCCGGGCAGGCGGCCCTAG